TTTACTTTTTCAAGTGTTGTTTCTATTTCAAACGGTTTTACTTTTTCAAGTGTTGTTTCTATTTCAAACGGTTTTACTTTTTCAAGTGTTGTTTCTATTTCAAACGGTTTTACTTTTTCAAGTGTTGTTTCTATTTCAAACGGTTTTACTTTTTCAAGTGTTGGTCCTGTTATACCTGTTGCTTCTGCTTGAGTTGTTGATTCTGTGGGTTCTGTTGCGGCTTCTGCGGCTGATCTTATTGCGGATGTGGCTGTTTGTGCGGCTGATCTTATTGCGGATGTAGCTGTTTGTGCTGCTGCTGTTGCGACGACTGTTGCGGATTGTGCTGCGGCGACTGCGGCTGACCTTATTGCTGTTGTTGCGGATTGTGCTGCGTTTGCTGCTGACTCTGCTAGCGATGGTCCTGTTTCAACAGCTGGTACTGATCTCGTTGTTTGTGTTTTTGGAATAATTACTGGAGGACCACTATAATTATTACCAACAATTACTGTATTTGGAAATTGTCTTAATTCTGCTTCGCTGGCTTTAATTTTCCAATCTCCTGTCGTCCATTGATGATCTGCTATAACATAAGGTTTGTAACCAATATATATAACAGAACCTACTGGAAAGATTGAATTTAATGTAACATTAATATTATTATCAACATAACCATATCGTGTCGCATATATTAAGTTTTTTGCTGGCGTGACGCGTGTATAATTAAGCAAAGATTGAAACAATCCTTTATTAAAAAATTCTTTTATTCTATATTCTTGCGGTATACTATTTACTACAGATTGATTTAATTTAATTAAAGGATTGAACATAACACTTTTCTCATAACTGTCTTTAATAGTCATGGAAGGTTTATACTCAATTTCTTGAAATCCAGGAATACTTGTTCGTATTATTATATTTAATTGGTCTGGAAATTTTATACTCATACTAATATAATAATATATTTTAAAAAAAAATTGAAAACTTAAAAATGCCTACTAAATAAAATATAAAAACATATCTATCAAATGTCATTAATTCTCAAATTGAACAATTTAATCGAAGGTCAAGTCACCAAAAGACCTTCGAAGTATATAAAGACACCTTATGTAGCTGATATTCAAATATGTAGTACTAGTACTATGATACTAGGTCATACTGCTTCCCTAGGTTGTTGTGGACTAGCAGATGTAGGTGCCTCTGTATTGATGGCCCCCATACCAAAAACGAAAAATAATAAAAACTCGGACAAACTTCATTGTGAATATAGAGTCTATCTTTCTGTTATCCGAGAGAAAGATCAAGAAATGATTGTAGGAATTTATCCTAAATTGGCAGAAGAATTAGTTGAATCGGCACTTAAACATAATTTGCTTTCACGATTAATGAATATAAAAACTTATAGAAAAGAAACAAAACTTTATGTGCCTGGTTTAGTTGATTCAAGATTCGACTTTACAGGAATTGACGGAACCGGTGTTCCATTTATAATGGAAGTTAAAAATGTACCTCTTGCGGATTATGAAGATATTACATCGAAAGAACGCAAAAAAATGTCATTCGATGATAGATGTGTAAACTCGAAAGTAGCTTATTTTCCTGACGGGTACCGAAAAAAAAGCACTGACACAGTTAGTCCTCGAGCGCTAAAACATATCAATGAACTCGCACTTATTAAACGCATGTCTAAAACTCGTTGTATTATGTGTTATGTAATACAACGAACTGATGTAGATAGATTTCAGCCATCTGTCATTGATCCAGAATATAGAGCAGCATTTAAAGAAGCAGTTAATTCCGGTGTAGAAATAATCACTATGGTAGTTCAATGGACGAGAGAAGGTGAAGCATATTTTATAAAAGATGATTTGTATATAAATTTAGCACAGTTATAAGGATGATACATTTTATATCCTTTTTTATTTGTTTCTTCTAGTTTGTTTTCTTTTGACTATATTTTTTTTTGTTTTAGTATTTTTACCTCCGCTTAATGCTCTAATTTGGTTTATACTTGCTCTAAAAGCATGTGGCTTGTCTTTTGATCTACTAATTATATATAAATAAACATAATAATAGTCCATTAATTTATCCCATGAAGGAATATCGTCAAAACCAGTACTTGGAATTTTGTTTTCACCTAATATCGAATAAAAATACCCTATTTTTGGGTTTGGATTATAACGCATATTTATATTTTGCATAGTATTATCTATTAATGTTAATACTAATAAAGTTAATATTTCAGCCGGTATAATTTTCGATGGATTATTTGGTAATGTAATTGTTGATGTATTATATATATTATATATATCTTGTAATCTAGTAATATTTAATCCAGTTCCTCTACCAGTACTACTTATTGAGCTACTAGTTCTTGTACTAGTTTTACTTCTTATACTACTTGTTTTAGTTTCTAATGCTTGTCTATATTCCCCATAATAATTATTATTTGCATCTATGTAAAAATATTCAACACTATTTCCAGTTTGGTCGTACATATAAGATAGGCAAAATAATAATTCAAATTCAGTCGATGTTGGTTCATAATCATAACCTTCATTTTTTTGATTTTGTATTGTCATTAAACCATTTGCGAATAAAAATAATATTTCATTTAAAGTTTCTTTACATATATCATAATTTTTCGTTTCCATTAATCGTGATATTAATTCATCCAATGAAGGAACTATTGAATTGAACGATTCTGTAATAAAACTTTCTATAAATTGAGCGGCTGTTCCCGATATTAAACGCAATAGATCACTTAATTCATAAATTTGCACTACTAGGTCAGAATTACCACCTTTTTGTGTTATTTCTTCTATGTTAACTTCTCCTATGCTAACTGATCCACCGGACGATGGTAAATTATACTTAGGTGTACCAAGCTTAATACTTGGGTATTTAGATTCAAAGTCTTCTTGATATTTCAGTAAAATACGAGTTAATTCATTGGTAACATTTTCAAACCAATATACACAAGCTTCGTCGCTTGTAGGTGATTGATTACCTGTTGTCACCATTTGTGGTTGATTTGAATTATAAACTTCTTCAGCTATTTCTTTTGAAAAATAACTTTGATATAAATTATTGATAAATGTAAAATAATCCATCTTATGCAATTTATCATACAAATTTTTACTTCCGCGGGATGAAACCGAGCTTACCATTCTTTCAAATTTATTCAATGTATCATATAGATTTGCGTACAGTTTATTTGAGAACCTCATTTCTTGGTAAGTTCCTGTAACATTAAATATGTTAACTTGATTAACTTGAGAAAAAAATACATAATTTAGACCTAAAGGGAATACATAATTTAGACCTAAAGGGTTTTCTCCTGTATATAACAGTTTTACTTGGTTTGGTGATAAATCAAAGGTTCCTTTAATTGAATCCATTATGCTACGAATGTTTGGCAAGTTTTCATATGAAGTTAGAATTGAACTTATATTTGTACGCATATCCGACGGAACTAAACGCATATCTTCGATTTTTGAGAATTCTTTCAAATATTCAATTTGGCTTTTAATATCAGATTGTACTGATTGAAGCTTATTAGTTATTTCTGGAATTGAAAATAATGAGATCATATTTGATAAATTGCCTAATACCAACATTATATCTATTAATCTGATTTTTATCAATATAGTTACAATTGTTTCAGATCGCACCATCTGCGGTTGGCCTTTTTTTCTGCCAGTTTCTAAATATATACCTTCACTATAAAAAAATAATATTTTTTCCATAAAAGAATTGATATCACTCGATAAACCATTTGGTTGTATAAATTTTTGTATTATTTCCAATTCTTGAATTAAATCAATACTTTTATGTTTCATGTTATTAAATTCTAATAATGCTGGATCTATTGCTACAGAAGGAAATCTATAGAGCGTCATTTTCTCTCCATTATGCCAGACAGTATTTTGTGCAAGTGTTCTAGCATATAGTGAACATAATATATCAATAGTTGAAAATATGGTTGGTTTTCCTTTTGTGTTTGAATATCTTGCAAAATTTACCTGCTCATAATCACCGCCTCTTTTTATGTCAAAAAGTAATCCATTATTTACAACTTCCTTTAATTCATTGCTGGCTACTAGTTGTGATATATTCAAAATTGAACCAACATTTGGTTTAGCTTGTTGACCTACTAACATTAAATCAACTAGATAATTTACAGATGGTCCTTGCTTTTGATTACTCGAGAAGTCAAATTTTTTTATTATGTTGTTTGTTTGTACTTTTTTTTGTACTTGTAGACTAAATCCAAATTGATTTTTTACATCAAACCCTTTCAGGCTTCTTAAAAATTTTAAGCTCACAGAATCCTTTGTATAATAGTTACTGTCAAATTCCCATTCTCGGTCTGGAAAAAAATATTCATTCCTGTTATTTAATGCTTTAAATGTTGTTACAGCTGAATCAGCTATATTTGCCGGAGTAACTAATTGATATATTTCAGGTATATCTCTAAAAGTTTTTCCGACTACACCTGGTTTTGCGTCAAAAGTAAAATATCCGTTATATTTGGCACTTGTAATGTTTGGATAATAATAATTTAAAATAAAGTTCGCAATATATCCCATGAAAGTTGGGTTTTTTTGTATCATACCAAAAGAAGAATATTTTTTATGATCGCCACACGATAATTCTAATATATAATTTGAACCATTTGAGTTTATATATTTTTGTAGTAAAATATTATTTGAAGGATTACCCTTTGATGCTATATAAGACTCAATAATATCACCATAACGTAATGATTCAACTGTTCTATAGTGTAAAGAATCACGCAAACTAGATGATTCTTCATAATACTTTAAAACAGATCGTTCATAATTACTTGTTACAGATGATACTTTGTCATTTGATAGCTGTCTTAACAACCCGTTTATTAAATTACCTGGGTCACTTGTATCAACTTTTTTATTAGGTAATTCTAAATATGTGGATAAAAAACCTGCTAATTTTACTCTTAATGCGTATTGTTTGCCCTCATCTATTGGTTCATCGTCATCATCTTCTTGATCATTTTTTGATAATTTTCTTTCTTTCCAAAAATCATGCAATGTATCAAATACTCCTAACTTTATATTTTCAATTAAAGACATTATATCTATATATATATAAATATATATAAATATAAATATAATTAAAACATTTCAGAAACTTTGGCTTGTGTATTAGCATCTATACTATCCATTATTGTTTCAAGAGATTTGACATTATTCGGATTATCGCTATATTTCAGTAAAAATGCTATTATATCGAGCACTATTTTTATTTTTTCATCCGTCCATTGTTTATGTAATAAATCGATAATATTAGATGTATAATAGTTTGTAAAATTGTCTCTAATAAACATATTTTCATTGTAAGTTTGTTGAATATGATTAGATAACAATATATAATAGTAATTGAGAGTAATATTTATAATAGAACATGACCTATATGTTTCTATTAATTTTTTTAGTCCATGCTGCGCACATAGAAATAAATTTTTGATTCTAGGGGTTTTCTCAATAAATGATTTTGAGAGAAAATGTAAACATGCTATATTTATGGGATTATATATATATTGTAAATCCGTTTTATTTGATTTATATATCATTCTACATAAAGCTTGAAACGGTCCTGGTTCTTGAAAATAAATAACATTATTTTGAATTAGCAACTTTGTTCCAACTGGTTTATTACTCAAAATAGCTAATTTGACTATTACTGATAATGGATCTAATAATAATGTTTTTATATTTATATTATTATTATCATCCGGTATTGTTATTACAGAATTCATAATATAATATATAAAAAAATTTTTATATCATTATAAATTTTTATAATATCACTTATTTTTCTAATTTATTTTTTTATTGTGGCCATAAATTCTTCTACATAATTGTTTGGGATTTTATCAAAGCTAACTAAATTCTCATTTAATCTATATTGCTCATAATATACAGGATTATCAGCCATTTTCTTTTTAAAGAATTCCTCATTTTCAATACATTTTTGGGCTGTTTTTAGACCACACTTCGGGAATACAGATGGAATATTATCGCTTTTGTCCCCCATAATAATTTTAATTTTTAAATCATGATCTGGATTGCCTGTCGCAGTTTTATCATCTGTTAATTTTTTATATGTAAGCGCATATATATCAACATTATCTGCGTTTAATTGTAAATAATCCATATCACCTGTTATAATATAAATTTTACAAAGTGGATATGTATTGAGTAGATGTTTAACAGAAATAGCAATACAATCATCAGCTTCTAAACGCGGATGATATAATATAGCTTTTGCGCCTCCCTTTTGAAAAAGTTCTTCTTCGTAAACCATTTTGAAGAAAGGAACAATATATGGCTCATGACCTCTAGTTGCCTTATAATCCTTGAAAATATCGTTACGCCAAATATCTTTGCGTTTACAATCTTTACCGACAATTAAAATAGGTTTCACCGAAGGTAGGTTCCCTTTCACCGAAGGTAGGTTCCCTTTCACCGAAGGTAGGTTCCCTTTAACCGAAGGTAGCTTTGCTTTTACAGAGTCTTTTGATTTTGATTTATAAATTTTAAGCTTCTTAGGCATTTGTTCTAAACCATCCACAAAAGTTTTTCGAAATTTCTCAACAAATTTTTCGTTTTCGTATGGGTTTTTTAGCGGCTCATCTGGATGGGCATTTTTCCACCACTGCTGAAGAGCATGATATCGATAAAAACAATAATAACTTCCGTCTACAAATATAAAAGTTGGATTCATTGTTGATATTTCAGTTTCCATTTATAATTATAGTAAATAGTATTTAATTTGTTTCAATTTTAAAAAGTATTTTGTTTTATTTATTGATATATATTATACAAGATGAGATCAACTAAAAAACATCTAGTGATTAATAAAAAAAATAAAAAAACAAGGAAAAATAGAAGTAGAATTAGAAAAGTAGGGGGACATATTGATTCATCTAAAATTTTTAAAAATATATTGAGCATAGGTTTTGAAGTAGAAACGAATGATATAATTAAATTTACTTTAACTAAAGATGAGATGACAGGTAAAGATATTTTAATAAATTCAGCATTAATCAATTATTATTTAGAACAGGGGTTTTTTGATGAAAATGAATTAACTTATATCAAAGATACAAAAGACGAATCATTTAAAGTAACAAATGATTCTAATGATGATTCCGCATTTAATGAACTAATTGAAAAAATTTATTACGGTGATGATGAAGAAGATGAAGATGAAGATCAGACAGGTGGAGAAGAGGGTTTTGAAGAAGATGAAGATGAAGATGAAGATGAAGATGAAGATGAAGATGAAGATGAAGATGAAGATGAAGATGACGATGAAGATGAAGATGAAGATGAAGATGAAGACAAATTTTTTGTATTAAAAATACCGCGTAAACAAAAACAATATTTATCCCAAACTGATTATGCTATTAAATTCAGAGAAGGTTCTTCAGAAGAAACAAAATTACGTAATTTTAGTTCTTTTACAGATACTGAATTTATTGCTACATATTATAACCCAGTTAGAAGTTCAAATATAATTAAAGAATACATGTTTAAAACCGTTAGAGAGTTGAGCGAACATTTAGCAAAGTTAGTAACTATTAATAATAGTAAAATGATCCTTAATAAAAATGATGAAGTAATTGAAATACCAACGACAATAAATCAAGCATATGTATTACCAAACACTACTTTAGTTTATTTTAATTCATCTTTAAATAATAACAAAAATTATAACATAAAAGAAGATTTAGATGTAATGATCCAGATGACGTTTAGCTGTAATATAATGTATTGTTATAGAATTATGAAACAGTTATTAGCAATAACAAATATTGATAATTATGAAAAAGCGTTTGATAAATATTCAATATTAGAAGATAATCAAAATATTCAAAAATTATCAAAAAAATTTAATGCAATTAAAAATAATACAGATTATTATGAATATGTAATTACGACCTCAATGAATATAGTTAATTCATTATTTACTAATTATAATAACCTCTATAAAACTTATCCACTTGATCAAAATGCCGATACAACAAAAATGATAAAATCATATATGTTTTTAATAATTTACAAAATATTTACTTATTTAAATTTATATGTTAAAAACTTAGGTGAACCTGGGAATATGTTAAAATATTGGTTATCTTTTGCTGTTCGACATTATAATCATGCTCTATTTTTAGAATTAAAAAAATTAATAAACAATGTTTTTTTCGTGAATAAAACCAATTCTGATGGTGAAAACGCATCAACAATTATTAACAAATTATTAGATGATAAAATACTGAATAATATGTATGATTCTCCTGCTATTAAAAATAAAAAATCAAAAATAAATATTGAAGTTAAAAATAATCCAAATCTACAAAGAAAATACTACGGAGATCCATTGTTATCCATTAAAAGTTATTTTGAATATTTTGATAAATTTGGCGCAGATTGGTTTGAAGCAAATAGTATAGATGAAAAGTCTACAAAATTTGATTTGAAAAATGATGTGATAATAATAGAATTTAGAGATTTTCCTTTTTATACTTATTTGGAATTATTTTCAATGGCTGACGACAAAATAAAAAATGAAATAATTAAAAACGATGTTGGTGTATTAAATATGAGGATATTGAATGGTTTTGTATCAAAGTAATTCATAAACCATAATAAAGTGTTCATAGTCACAATTATCTTCAAATATATTAAATATTTCGTTATATTTGTGTGTTCTAACCCATTTAAAACCAATATGTTCATAAAATGTTACTGCTTCCATAATAGAATCAAGAACTATATTAATTTTGTTATATTTTATATTATTATTACATTCGGTAACGTATTTGTCATTTATATAATTTATAAATTCTTCTATAAATATACTCGCATATCCAAGGTTTCTAAATTTATATTTGGTTGCAATAAACATAATATAAATATTCATTTCGTTATCTTTATAATCAACATTATATATTAAACCACATGGACAGTTTTTTATATCTGGTTCTAAATTATTATCAAAAGAATATAATACTATTTCATTTTTTGCTTTACAAAATAAATTATATATGTAATCATCATTAATTTTACTAGAGAAATCAGACATAAAGTAATATAGTTCATCTAATGAAGCTTTGATATCTTTTTCAAAGATCAACATGTTTATTAAAAATTGATAATAATTATTGATATTACTAATATTAACGAATTATAAATATCAATTTTTTTAAAAAATAATCTTTTAATAATCTCTAAAACTGCGAGTGAATTTTTAACAACGTTTATTTAAAATAGCTCGCTGGTAATAATCCGGACAAATAGACAAATTGAAAATGACATTATTGAGTTCATGTGAATATTCAACCGATGAGCGAGCTTCATGATGAGAAATGTTAACAAAATGTATATGTAAATGATAGGTAGAAGGTTCATAATGAAAAAACATTTTCACATAATATTCGTCAATATCATACCTTTGTTTAATAATGTACAATGTTACTGCTTTCATATGTTCGAGTAATTCAATATGTTCTGATGTTAACGATCTGATTGAACGCAATGAAATATCGGTTGGTAAACACAAAAGATGCATTTTATCGATATTTACACCGTCCCAAACATAAGTAGGAATAACAATACATAATTCGTCTCTATACAAAACCAGCTCTTGTTCTGATGTACCATCTATGATATTATAGATCCACTGGTCTTTTTTGGTGTCTCGATATTTGATATATTTTAAATAATCCTGGTATGTCTCTCTAATGATCTTTTTTTCAAAACGCGGCATTAGATTAATATCATTACAAATAATGAGTTCGCATTCTACTTCAGCTGTAGCTCTATATTTTTCATAGATATCATTTTTAAAAACTAACTCATTTTTTTTTATTCTGTCTAATGAAGATATACTTGAAGGTATTAATTTATAGTTAATATTGTCAATATTGACTTGCATAATGTAGTGTATATATAATTTATAATTTATTTTTAAATGAATTTCAGATAATATTTACATTTAATATCATTATTATATAGTAATGAAATTAACTATTTTGCGAAATATACAGTTATTCATATTTATTATTCTGGTATCAATCTATCATTTTTATATTCATAATAATTTAGAAAAAACATTTTCACAAACTTATTTTGATTATGATAATGTAAAACGACCGCTTTTAAAATGTCGCAGCAGCGAAAATCGTTCACGATTGAAATGTATTGGTATGCCTTCCGGACATGCTGAAACATCCTCCGTTTTTTCATTTTTATTGTATTTTTATAAGATTATCCCACTATGGGTTTGTTTATTAATAATTTTTATTATTTCTTTACAGCGTATTGTAACACATATGCATACAATAGATCAGGTTGTAGTTGGCGCAACATTAGGTTTCATATACGCTCTTTTATATAACAAATTTTCATTTACATTAGGATTTATTATTGTATTTACAATCGGATTACTATTAACTATGTTATCAATATATAAAATAGACAGACAAGTATATGGACACATACCTTCATGGGTTGATGATTCGATGTATGAAAGTATAAAACGCTAACAGTTTTCTATTCTAACAGCATCTTAGTATGAAACAATTCGTTTATTACTTTATCCATTAATGTAATAAAGTCTTCCTTACAAAGCGTCAATGTTACACCATGAGACATTGCTAATACTAGCTGTGCTTTTACAAAATCATCACTAGGTCTTATACCTAGATTAGCAAGTTCATCTTTTGACAAATATTCTTTAAATTTCGAAAAAAATTTATATATTTGAATTTGATTCGCACCTTTTGATTTATATAGGGTCTCCTCTAATATTTTGCCTGTAAAATCTATTATACTATTATAATCTTGTGTTGGGATGGTTTTTAATACACCAATTGGCTGAATTATACAAGAATTCAAAATTTTTTCAGCTCCTTCACGCGGTGAAAGATCAAACATTTGAGTAAAAAGATCAAACATTAATTCTTTATATTGGGATCCTACCTCATAAATTATTCCAAAATCAATCACTCCTATTTTGTGAGGATATTCAGGGTCTTTCTTGTCTTTAATAAACAAAATGTTACCTGCGTGTAGATCACCGTGAGCTAAACCATGTACTACAGTTGTGACTAAACCAAACTTAACTACTAATTTTGCGAACGGTTCATAATCTTCATCTTTAACTTGATTTATCTTTATTCCTTCAATACGGTCCATCAATATTATGTCAGGATATTTTTCTGTTACTTGTCTATTTGCCGTAGGTATTTTAACATATTTTAAATTTTTACAATTCTCTCTAATTCTATCCATATTATCAATTTCTTCTAAGAAATTTGTTTGATGTCTAATTATTTCAATATTTTTATTGATAACCTCAGCTAATTGATATTTATTTATAATAGGAATGAACGATAGAATATACATTGAAAATAACAGATTATCAATAGCATCATCTAGTCGTTGTTGAATATTTTTGCGTTTCATTTTAATAATAACTTGTTTATTTGGATTTTTTTTTTCACGCCCAGTAAAAACTAATGAAATCATACCTGAATTTATTGGAATCTCGTATCCATCAGGCAATCGTATATTATATTTGTCTGTAATTTCAATTAATTGATATAAATCGATATCAGAATAATTCCAAGGAGCATTATCTGTAAATTTTATAAGTTTATTATTTGTTTTGTCATCTATTAAACTATTATTCTGAGCAAATGCTTGAAATATTTTAACATATAATATGTTAATCGATGCTAATCTCATAGATAATCTATCTATAAATAGTGAATAATCTTGGAAAAAGGCATAAATTAGCCCTTCGGTTACAAAAATAAAAAATGCGTTAATTAAAAAAACCACCGATTTCATATTTTTCTTCATATTATGATACATTTATATTATATCATCACATTCTCTATAAATTGTTTTACGCGATTAGTTATTTTGTATAAAATTAATCCACACAATTTTTCAACTACTTGTGGAATAGAGATAGAATTCTCAAATTCAATATTATATAAAATTTGAATTTGGTGTGGTGTGATAATTCTACAATCACATACCATATTTTTTATAGGCATAAGTTCTGCGTCAAAAGGCATTCCTTCGGGAGTCTTTGGCTTAATGGTTCGTGATATAAATTTAATACTATTTTCTTCAACAATTTTATGAACATGTAGATAACAAAAACGCTGAGGTAATCCTAAATCTTTGAATAAATGTTTCATTAATAAAGTTGTGATGGCTTCGTTTTCACTAATTATGTTCATATTATTTTTTTCGTATACATCAGGGTTTAATTCGTATATTAGTTTAATTAAGTTAAAGTCGATAATGTTAGATAATACAATGGAATTGTTTTGAATTGAAAAAGATAAACTATAATTATTTTTTTCATTTTTAGTAAATATAAATCCTTCTTTGGAATATAATACATTAGAATCTGTCATTTATATAGAGACAGCATAAAATTAAATGTATTTTTCAACTTATAGCTCAAAGTATATAATTTTAGTAAATGAAATGTATAGGTTCTAATTTATAAAAGGTTTAATATTATATAAATTAATATCAAATTATATTATTATGGAAAACAATATTAACGTAATCACATCAATAAAAACTAATTATTTGTCTTGGATAGTTATTTTTCTATCCGTTATCATAGTATCGCAGCCTTCTATAATTGCTGGATTTATAACATTTTTTAGTTTGTTATTTTTTGCTTATTTTGTTCATCGTTTTAGTCATTATTCTAGAAATGTATTTACCATTCTACATCATTATCATCACGAAAATAATAACTTCTTTTCACATTTTTCGCAAATATTATTGGAGCTTTCGTTAGGATTGACAGTTCTTCCATATTATTATTATTTAGGAACTGATTACGTAGATATATGGACGACTATTTTGTTTACATTATTTTATTCAACAGTACATAATTATAACTATGGAAAATTAAGAGTGAATGATGTACATTATTTACATCATAAAGATATTTTTACTAATATTGGTCCAGATGTTTGTGATGTCGCATTTAACACAAAAAATCAGAAAAATACAGAAGTCGAAAATACGAATCATTATATTCCAAATTTAATAATTATCACAGCGTTCGTTTTAGTCATTAAATACTTGAGTACGAACAGCAATATTAAAGATATATTGATTAATTTATTAATCCTTTTCATGTCTTTTAGTGTGCTATTTGTTTCAATAAGTTCAGTTTATTTATATTTTACTTATACTCCTGAGAAAAATAAAGAAAAAGAAAAAGAAAAAGAAATTACATTAAAGCTAGAAACTATTGAAAACTAGAAATTTTAGTAATTATATAAATATTAATTTATTTAAGATTAAATAACATTATATTTTTAAATGTTATTTATATTATGATAAATGAATACGTCAATAAATTAATGGAAAATTTGCCAGAAAATATAACAAAAAGAGAAAAACCATTGAAAATCGATCTAATATTAGGAGGAGGTGCTTTTAATGGTAGTTATATCTTAGGAGCACTTTATTTTTTAAAAGAAATGGAGAGAAGAAAATATATAGTGATCAAAAGAATCTCGACCTGCAGTATAAGTTCAATATTGGCTTTATTATATTTAACCGACAACTTAGATAAAGCAAATGAATTTTATTTTGATGTCATTCAAGATTTTAAAACTAAGGGTAATTTGTCGAAACTATTCGAGTTTAAAAAAATGTTTCAAAAATATATAACAAATGATATCTGTAAAAATATTAATAAGAAATTATTTATATGCTATAACGACGTAACTAGTAACAAAAAACATGTTGTCAGTAAATATAAAAATATAGATGAGGTGTTTGATGTCATCACGCGTTCATGTTTTGTTCCTTTTATTATAGATTTTCACCCATGTTATAAAGATAAATATATAGATGGTATTATTCCTTATTTCTTTGAATCTAATAAAAATAAACGCATTTATCTAGACGTTTATACATTAGACAAATTAGCATATGCGATAAATATTAAAAACGAACAAAATAATTATCATAGGCTATTCGAAGGGTTGTTGGATATCCATAAATTCTTTATTAAAGGTTGTAATACGACTATGTGCAGTGATGTAGATAATTGGAGTATATATAATTATACTATTTACTATATTTATATTATTGTGGAACGAATCACTTTATTTTTTATAGGTTTTATTTACACTCTGAAATCGTCATTCTTTAAAAATAAGTATAATAATATTGTCCCTATTATTGAGAAAACTATCAAGTATTTTTTTAAAAAATGCTTTTGAGTTTTAGTTATAAATTTGAAAATAAAAAATATGATTTTATTAAATGACATCTAGTGAAGGAGAAAGTAAGAAACAAGATTTAAAGAAAGAGAAGATTTTGAAGAAAGAGAAGATTTTGAAGAAAGAGAAGATTTTGAAGAAAGAGAAGATTTTGAAGAAAGAGAAGAAAGTGAAGAAGGAGAAACTAGATACCAATAAAAATATAATTCGACAATTCGGTAATTTCATTAATAGTATATTTAATTTTAATCGATTAAAAGGTGTAATGTATTTTAACGTACATTTATACATATTGTTCATAATAGGGTTTGCTACCTTATTCACTACATCTATAAGTGTGTTGATAGCATTATTAGTGATTGTTAGTATGGATGCTCTTTCCATTGTTGTTTTACATGAATGTCCGTTGACTACTATGGAGAAGAAGTATTTAGGCATTACTAGCTGCGAAATAAGAAATAAATTTTTATACAATGCTGGAATAATGTACACATGTGATCATGATTATGAAAAACAAATAGAATTGTTGATAAATGTATGGACGATGATTGCAGCAAAATGCCTATCAATTATATTTCTACAAATGTTCTATATTAAATTATTTGATTTCAGCAATATATATATTAATTTTTAACTTAAAGAGCGATGCACTACATAATGTAGGGAAAAATGGGTATTTTGATATTTTTCGGCATTTTTTGGTCCCTACATATGAAGGGAAATTGTTAGTTTTTGAAAAATGAAAAGTATTTTGAAAATCCAAAAATGGACAAAAATAAATGTCCAAAAATGGGTCGCCAAAAAAGTCCTGACTGACGAAAAATTTTATTACGATAATGAAAAATTATCGTCACAATTTAAACCAAACAATTTTATTTTGTTATTGTAATTTTTTTTAAAAAAACTTAAAAATATTTTCTCAATGGAAATATATGGAAATATTAGGTGACACTTTAGGGGCAAAAAAGGGCAAAAAAGGGCAAAAAGAATATTTCTGCTATTTGTGTGACTTTAAATGCTGTAAAAAATACTCGTGGGATAGACACTTATCTACATCTAAACATATAGAGGTTACATCTAGTGACGCATCGGTGACAGAAAAAGGGCAAAAAGGGCAAAAATGTGTAAAATACTATTGTGAAAACTGCAATAAAGATTATATATCTAGAAATGGATTATGGAAACATAAACAAAAATGTAAAACTGATGAAAATGATGATATCAAAAAGGATATTAAGGAGTTGGCAAAACAAATTACGGATAAAGATGAACTCATTATGTTCTTAATAAAAGAAAATTCTGAATTCAAAAACATCATTATGGAGCAACAAACACAACAAAATAATATTGTAATGAAAGTTCTAGAAAATGGCACGAATAATGTGACTAATACTAATAATAATACGAATACTAATTGTATGAATAATAATAAAACATTTAATCTTCAATTCTTTTTAAATGAAACATGTAAAGACGCAATGAATATCATGGACTTTGTTGATTCTATTAAACTTCAGCTTTCAGATCTAGAGAAATTTGGAGATCTAAATTATGTAGATGGAATTTCTAATATCATCACTACCAATTTGAAAGCATTAGATGTGACCCAGAGACCAGTTCATTGTACTGACAAAAAAAGGGAGACTATGTATGTAAAAGATGAAAATAAATGGGAAAAAGAAGATGACAATAAAAGTAAGCTGCGAAAGGCAATTAAAACGGTACAAAATAAAAATATAAAGTTACTTCCACAATTTCGAGAGAAATATCCTGAATATAAAAATTCAGCTTCCAGAGTATCCGACAAATATGACAAAATGGTTATAGAGGTGATGGGAGGTCTAGAAGGCGAAACCTCAGAAAAAGAAGATAAAATAATACATAATATATCTAAATGTGTTGGCATTGATAAACTTCAAAATTGAAATTCTTTGTTGAATTTTTAAAATTTAATATCCTCTACATTGCTCGAATTTAACATTAGGTATAAAGTTAAATTTTATATTAGGGTATTGTTTAATTTTATCGTTTTCTTCTTTAGTGTCCATTATGTATATCATTAATCTATGACCGTTATTAATACCGTATTCAAACCGTTCGCGTCTAACATTCATTGTTTTAATAAATTTTTGAAAATATGCAGGTACCATAGGTCCTGTTCCTCTAAATATTTTGTCTTTAAAATTAATATCTGACAGTTCATTCGGTTTTAAATATAATTTTTTTACAAAATTTGTTACATTAGTTATATCTTTCTCTACCATACCTCTATAACTGTATGATCTATTATTTGTTACTCCTCTCGTAGGATTAATTGTTGAATAAAACTTTTCTAGTTCTCCTGATACAAAATCATAATCAATATAATCTAGTTCTATAAGCTGATTAGCAGCTAATATATTATTGTGATATTTTTCTAATCCATGACATTGATTTATATGAAATACATTATGTGCAGCTAGGTCAAATAATAAATTATTTAATGTGTCATTTATTTTATTAGTATTATTATTTTTTTTATTTTCTTCTTTGAGTTTTGTGATGATATCATTTTGGTCTGTAATTTTTTTCTCAAATTTTGCAGAAATATCATAAATGGTTTCTTTCATCGTTTTATTTTCTTCTTTGAGTTTTGTGATAATATCATTTTGTTCTGTAATTTTTTTCTCAAATTTTGTAGAAATAATATTATCAAGATATTCTATAAGTTGTTTCTTTTCATTATTTTTAATATCCCATATAGTTTTATCATACAAATCAAATGGGTTATTACTATAGTCTAAATCAATTAAATTTTCTGTTGTTGTCATTTTATAATATTATTAATAATAATAATATAAAAAATATTAGTTTCAATTTTATTGTTTACATTATTTTAATATAAAGCATCCTTATACATTTTGAGAGCTTTCTCTTTTTGCTCAGAATAACTACAAATAGGTTTTGGGTATTTGATATCCTTATGGTTTACCCATTCTGTTTCCCAATTATGTATTATTTTTGGGTCAAGCATAGCCAATTCAGGAACCCATTTTTTTATATATTCACAATCTTTATCGAAATTTTCACCTTGTAGCCACGGGTTAAAAATTCTATAAAATTGTTGGCTATCCGCACCAGAGCTAGCAATCCATTGATAGTTACCATTATTATTCGCCACATCATAATCTGTAAGAGTTTGAGCGAAATATTTTTCCCCTTCTCTCCAATCTATCAATAAAGTCTTAACTAAAAACGACGCAACAATTAAACGAGACCTATTGTGCATATACCCTGTGACATTCATTTGCCTCATACCTGCATCAACTATTGGGAAGCCTGTTTCGCCTTTACACCAGGCATTAAACCAACTGCTATTATGATGCCATTTTATCTTATCATATTTTGGTTTCAAACTATGGCCTAAAACTTGTGGAAACTCATACAGTATATTAGCGTAAAAATCCCTCCAGTATAGTTGGCGAATGAGACCAGTTTTGCTCTGGAGTGCCTTATAAACTTCCCTAATCGAGACACACCCAAATTTAATTGCTGCACTTAATTCTGTAGTTTTTTTATTCAAATCATTATGTGTAGCATCATAATTTTTTATATCTCTTGCCGCATTAGATAACATTTTCAACGCTTCTGAACGACCTCCGTGAACCAAAATATCAGGATTAATTTTAGTAAATTTTCTCATAGCTTGTTCTAATGTTATTTTATTGGGAACATGTGTTTCTTTATTTTTAAGTGGTAGATGCTTTTTACTTGCTGGCGGTTGAACTTTTATTTTAGATGCTGTATTATAAAAAGGTGTGAATTTCTGATATGGTAAACCACTTCCAGTCTTAATTGTTCCAGGTGGATGTAAATAGTAATCTGAAGTATATGTTACAAAGACTTTCATTCGCTGACACATTTTGACTATTCCATCGTCGCGAACTCGAGCATAAGGTGTGATATCTAAATTAAACGCAACAACATTGATATCCCAAGCTTTAATACAATCAGCAATAACCTTTTCATTATGACCGTAAAATGTATACAAATTCCCACCTTCCTTATGTATCTCAGATGCCAAATCTTCTAATGATTCAATCATGAATCGCACGGCGTTATCCGACTTATATTTATTTCCAGAACCTACTTGTTCGGGAGTAAAAATAAAAATTGTATATATATTATTACATAAGGTAGAGAGAAAGTTTAATCCATTATTATCTACAATTCTTAAATCTCGTCTAAATATAAATAATCCATTTTCCATTTTTTGAGTCATTTTATATATATCCACTTTAAAAAAGTGGAGCAAAAATATACTTTAAAAAAGTGGAGCAAAAATACACTTTAAAAAAGTGGAGTAAAAATACACTTTAAAAAAGTGGAGCAAAAATACTCCTATATAATTTATCTATGAATTATAAAAATAAATAATAGTCTTTTTGAGACCTTCATTCAATCCAACTTTTGGAGAAAACCCAATTTTATTGCGCGCAAGCTCAATGTTCGGTTTTCTTTGTTGTGGATCATTTTCAGTAGCAGGCAAATATTCTACATCAATAGAAGAACCAGTAATTTTCTCAAATTCTCTAACCAATTCATTCAATGTAAATTCGCAATCCGGATTTCCTAAATTAATCGGTCCCATTTCATCAGATTCCATAACACCAAAGATTCCATCGATTAAATCATCTACATAACAAAAGCTTCTTGTTTGATTTCCGTTTCCGTATATTTGTAGTGGTTTGGACTCCATAATTCTCTGAATAAAATTAGTTATTACTCGTCCATCATAAATCGACATATTTGGTCCATAAGTGTTAAAAATGCGAATAATTTTTGCGTTTATATTATATTGATTTCGCATTGTATATACTAATGTTTCGGCAACACGCTTTCCTTCATCATAGCAACTTCTTTCACCCACAGTATTAACATTACCATAATATGTTTCGGTTTGTGGATGAATAAGTGGATCACCATACACTTCTGATGTAGAAGCAAAAATATATTTTGAATTATATTTTCTGGCTAAATTAAGTAGATTAAGACTTCCATTAAAACATGTAGTAAGTGTTTCTAAAGGAAATAATTTATATAATTTAGGACTGGCGATGCATGCGAAATTGTATATTTCAGTTATTTTACATTTATCAAACTGGTCTAATAAATTAAAATTAGCGATATCTTGTTGAATAAATTGAAAATTAGGATTTTCAAAAAAACACTCAATATTTTTCATGTTTCCACTAATTAAATTATCAAGACAAATAACATGTTTATTTTGTTCAAGAAGTCGTTTACATATATGACTTCCAAGAAACCCAGCACCACCAGCAACAATACAAACATTATTATTTTCCATTTATTTTAATAATTAATTAAAGAAGCATTTAAATACTTATTTTTATATTTACTTTTTTGATTCACTTTTTCTAACACAGTCGCCTTTGGCTTAAAAGCAGTCGCCTTTGGCTTAAAGCAGTCGCCTTTGGCTTAAGCGAAGCGACGGTTGTTTCAAGTGGATAGATTACCAATTCGTCAATTGCTTAAGTCCCGACCAAAATTCAGAGTCATTTTTCTTAGCCTTTTCTGATTGCTGAGCGTAATAAAATGCCAATGCTGCGGACTCTTCGTTTTTCTGTTTATCTTGATGATATAATTGACGCAAAGCTTCTTCCTTACTTAAAGGTGTAGCATTGGCACTTTCACGATGTCGTTTGTATTCATCAATAGATTTAAATTTTTGGACCTTATTATAGTCTTCTTCTGTGACAGGAATGACCGACTCCGCATAAGCTTGTCTCAAATCGGTGTAACCCATACCCCCTCCACCGCCATTAAATAAAGATCCAGATGTGAAATTACTATTATATTCCATTAATGCCGAACCGCCAGCAGATGATGACACAAACGCATCACCAACACCTTTGTATGGTGTTAATGATTGAATTTCTTTCTTTCTTTTTTCGATTTCTCTCCCCATAGAATCTTTATTAATATTCTGCGGAGTAAAAATGATATCTTCGTCTGATTTTAGCCAGTTACCGTAACCATGTTCGGTGGGGTCTTCCAATCTATGCTTCTCGAATTGAGCGTTAAACCATGAGTTAAAATTATTCGCATCTTTAAGGTCTTTTTTCATGTCAAACATTTTATCTAAAACACGACCATTTTCATTTTGTACGTCAAAATATTCATTATTATCGGTAGTTTTTTTATTCGTTTTATTTTGGAATTCATATATCTCTCTAAGCTTATGGTATGCTTTACCAAAAAACACAAAATATTTATTGTCGAGGCGTGATTTATCAGGATGAGTTTTAAGCACAATTTTTTTGGCTTCCTTCATATTTTCCTCGGTAAGAATAGCGGAACTTTTTAACCCAAATAAATTATATAATTCTTCTCGTGAATAGTTTTCAATTTTAAGATCAAGCATTTCATAACTGGATTTGTTATAATTAACATCAACTCTTTCAACTTCTCTTGTGTGATTTTTAAACGGATCAACACCAGCAAATGGGTCATGTTTATAATCATTTCCAGTATTCTTAATCTTAATACCTGTCTTCACGCAAGTAGTCATTGAAAAATTTGGTTTGTCGTTTTTAGCCTTCATTAATTATTTATAGTATTATTATTTATATTGAATTTATCTAAATAAATAATTTTATATTATAAAAATTTGTATTGTGAAATTTATATAATATAAAATATATATAAAATGGTGCAAGAGGTTGCCTGTAATTTTGAAGATATCTATTATAATATGGACGGTCAAACAGACCATGATGCTAAACAACATACCAATAAATTGTTACATGATCCATCGTCTAAAAAAAGTATGATTTCAGTTTATTGTACTTATATTTACAATTATTTAATGAATTGGTTTTTTCCTCCTCATCTAAATACTTTATATGAATAACAAATGGTATAAAATTGTAGATTATATATTTATTATAAGATAAAATTTAATAATAAATATATAATTAAATTTTATACATGTGTGGTATAATTGGTTTAGTATCATTAAAAAACGATAATATATATAAATTAATAATTAATGGGTTGATTCAACTACAAAATAGAGGATATGATTCCGCAGGATTATGTGCTATCGTTAACGGTCAATTTGAAGTGAATAAATTCGCATCTACCAATGAAATAAGTGCCATAGATAAATTATCTAGTCTACACTTAGAATCAAGTTATAATATTTATACAGGTTTCGGTCATAATAGATGGGCGACGCATGGAGGTAAAAATGATATAAACGCCCATCCGCATATTTCTAATTCCGGTGATTTTGCTATAGTTCACAATGGTATTATAGAAAATTTTTATGGATTGAAAAGTTTTTTAATTAAAGAAGGATATTCGTTTAAATCTCAAACTGATACAGAAGTAATAGTTAATTTAATCGAATATTATTATAAACAATCATATGATGTTTATGATTCAATCAAAAAAACCATTGATTCGCTCACTGGAACATATGGTTTAATAATTCAGAGCTTATCTGATGAAAATACACTATATTGTGTAAGAAATGGATCACCACTGTTAGTCGGACAAAATGATGATAAAATAATAATAACTTCTGAGCAAAGTGGGTTTTGTAATATGGTTTCTAATTACATAACATTACACAATGACGACATATGTATAATAAAAAGACAGAACGATACATTGTCCTTAGAAACAAAAAGAATTTATAAAAAGAAAAACATAACGGTTTTAGAGTCGGAACTAACACCTTATCCATTCATACACTGGACGTTAAAAGAAATAAACCAGCAACCAGAAGTAGTATTAAACGCGATCAATAAAGGTGGTAGAATTAAAAATGATTGTGAAGTAAAATTAGGAGGTTTAGAACAACATTCAGATTTATTAAAAAATATTAACAATATTATCATATTAGGTTGTGGAACATCCTATTTTGCTGGATTATATGGTATGTATTATTTCAAACATTTATGTAATTTTAATACCGTTCAAGTATTCGATGGCGCCGAATTTAATGAACACGATATACCTCATATAGGCACAACCGTATTTATATTAGTATCTCAATCTGGCGAGACAAAAGATCTTCATAGATGCTTAGAAATAGCAAAAAATAATAGTATAACAACAATCGGAATAATAAATGTAGTTGATTCATTAATAGCTAGAGAAGTTGATTGTGGAGTATATTGTAACGCAGGGAAAGAAGTTGCTGTTGCTTCAACTAAAGCATTTACAAGTCAAGTAGTATGCTTATCTATGACGGCAATATGGTTTGCGTCATTACATCACATAAATAAACAAAAAAGAACAAGAATTATTCAGGATCTACATAACTTATCAAATGATATAAAAATAACATTAGATGAATGTGATAGTAAAATAAAAGAGATTGTCTCTGAATTTAACTCGAATAATATGTTTATATTAGGCAAGGGAACAGACGAATATATTGCGAAAGAAGGGGCTTTAAAGGTGAAAGAAATATCTTATATACACTCGGAAGGTTATTCTTCTAGTTCATTGAAACATGGACCTTTTGCTTTATTAGATGAAAATTTTCCAGTAATGATATTGAATTTAAACGAAAATTATTCCAGTAAAATAATGAATTGTTATGAAGAAGTATTATCTAGAAATTCTCCAATTATATTTATTACCAATGATAACTCAGTAGGTGATATTATTAAATGTAATTATATATTAGTTCCTGAAAATAAATCTTATGCTTCACTTATAGGTATTATTCCTATTCAATTATTCGCTTACTATCTTTCTATTAAAAAAGACATAAACCCTGATAAGCCAAAAAACTTAGCAAAAGTTGTTACGGTTGAATGATAATTTTTTGTTTTATCGTAAACACGGCATATAAGAAGAATTATATAAATAATATATAATTTATATAAAAATATATAAATAATATATGGCAGCATTGAGAGGTGACTTAGTATTTTCATATTGGATATATTTGTGGTATATATTATATGCGGTAAAAATTACTAGTTATTCGCCAAAATTTCCACTTATATTAGGTTTAATTGATAATATAATAATGTTAGTGTTAATGTTCATGTATGGCACAAGTAAACGCACTATTTTTTATTTTATTGTTATAAATACTCTCATTAAGGTAGTACCATTATATTATTTGAGGGATGAACCAATTAAGATAAACGATATAGGTTTCACTATTTTCTTATTTTCGATTTTTGTAATTTGGCTTCATTTCAACAGACAAACTTTATTTGGAAACATTAAACTTATACATGATTCACTTTTATACGGCCAAGATAAGACACCATTTATGGCATTTATTAATAAGCTGAAAAGGAACTTTAAAAATTTAGAGGTATTATAATAAATATGGATATAATAAATATGGATATAAAATTGATAGATAAATTTAAAAATTTACACGATGAAATAATACATATAATTATTAATTATACAGGGATTATCACATATAGAAATGGTAAATTTATGAATCGACTAAAAAAAGATGATAGTAGATTTATTTTACTAAAAAAAATACCAATACCTATTTTTATAGGTAAAAAAGAAATATTATTACAATTGATAAATAATCGAATGTCAGGGTATTTTATAAAATATATTATTGAAAATTCTTACATTAAATTAAATGTTTGTTTTTTTCATATAGAAAAGGATGGATTTGATAAATATTTTGATATTAAATCAAATGACACTTATTTATTTGATATTCATAATAAGTGGACGAAATTAGTAAATTATTTATAATGTATATAAATGTATATAAATGTATATAAATATAGGTTAAGTTATATAATAAATACAATGATATATTCAGCAATAAATATATGTCCGAAAAGAGATAGTGGACTTTGTAACCAATTATATTCATTAATAACAGCTATTTGCTATTGTATTGACAATAAAATAGAGGTATTGTTTGTTAACAAATTTTACAAATCAATTAATACAGATAATTATTGTAATATAAGTGAAATTATAGATATCGATCATTTAAATTTATATCTCTCTAAATATCATATTTTTATAGTTGATAGCAATAAATTTACATTCAATATTAGTGATGCTTTAATAACTGACTCTAATAAAAATATTGTATATAATGCTACAAGTAATATAAAAAGTAATTTTTTATCAGAAAGACAATTTAATATATTAAATCATACAATATTAATACCTGATATTAATCTAAATTCTGGATTTCATTTGTTAATTAAATATCAATTGAATAATGGATTTTTTGAAGAATGTCATCCAATTGTTGACAATAAATTAGTTCATTCAGTAAACTATGATTTTAGTAATTTAAATTATTACCAAGTACCTATTCTTGGGAAAAAACACACCGACTTTTATACTATATTAAGTAATATTAAATTTGTAGATATATTTATTAATAAGGCAAATGACATTAAAAAAACACTATGTATTGATTTTGATAATCCGCAAAAAATTAATTGTATACATTTAAGATTAGAAAATGATTTTATCGACCATTTTGAAAAACTGTTTAATATAGATAAAAGTAAAATTAAAAAAATATTTGAAGATATGTACATTGAAACTATAATAAATAATATTTCAGAAACTGAAACTACTATTGTTTTATCAAATGATTTTGATAATAATGTAATAAAATTTTTAGAAAATAAAAATTATAAATTTATAACTACCCCTAAATTATATGAGGATAGAGAATTGAATGCCATAATTGATTTGGAAATCGGATTATTATGTAATAATAAATATGTCTTTGTATTTGAATCATCTTTTAGTTATACATTATTAAGTAAATTATTAGCTAATAATAGTAAGATAGGTATATGTGAACTATTATTTGTAGATGGAATTAAAAATGCTTTAAGTGATCAAGTATATACCCTTGGATAAAGTATATACCCTTGGATAAAGTTTACACCATTTACTACTGTAAATATAAAGCTTAATATAATTATTTTATATATTTATATGAAGCATACAATTTGTATTATAAAATATCATCAGTAATTTTTCTAAATATCTAAACTAACAGTATTACTAGCTGATTTCTTTCGACGACCACTTCTCTTTGGCATATTTGCGTCAGATTGTAAATCTTTTAAGTCATTAATGCTTATCGTGCTATTATCATTCATTCTTCCATCTTGAGTTGGTGTTGTTGGTTGTTGAATATTAATAGTTTTAGTCTTGAGTCCAGAGAGAATATCAGAAATGTCACTTGGTCCCTTCATTTCTGGTCGTGATGGTTGGCGTCTACTTGTTCTATCTTGTAAATCAGGTTTTTCGAAATTCTCTCTAAGATTAATACCATCATCGAAGTTACTCTTACTCATATTTAAATCTGGTCTTGCGAAATTATTATTACCTGGTCTTCCTATTGGCGGGGGGACAGCATTGGGGCCTTGAGTGGCCATTGGTGTCGGTGGACCCATTCCTCTAGGAACTTCTCCGATATTGGGACTCATGATATTTGACATAAATCCTCCAAACCCAGGATTCGTTTGGGCCATGGAATTGACCGCGGCATTTTGGAAGGAACGCATTAAATCTGGATTTTGGCGCAATATATCATCCATACCTGGCATCGCTGATTTAAACATAGTATTAGTCATATGTACCATCATTGCGCTACCTCCAAGTTGAAATAATAACTTCAACTCAGGAGCCATAGATGCTTTTGTTTTGTATTTTTCATGTAATTCACCAAAAATATCATCATAATCTGTAATATTTTCTTGAACTTGTTCAGACCAACCATCTAATTTAATATCGAATGGATCAAATTTGTTATTTAAAAACTCAATACCATTGATAATAGCCATAAGCATATTTCCTTGAAATTTAACGGAATTTTGCTTTGTTTTTTCTTCCATAATAGTTTCATATTCACCCATCATTTCTTGTAAAGAGGATTCCATAGAATATTTCTTGGATAATTCAACTCCTTTCTTTTCAAGAGCTTCTAATTTTCTTAAGTACTTAAATTTCTCTCGGAGTGTTTCTTCTCGGGATAACTTAGGTTCCATTGGAACAGGTTTATCTGGATTTAAGGGGATATTATTAAATTTTCCATATCCGTCCCATGTTTTGTTGTCATTTTCAGTGTCTAAAGTAGCTTTGCCAAGGTTGTTGTCATCAAAATTATTTAATTTGATAGAAGGCCCATCACTAAATGAGACCGATGGCTTGTCAAATAAATCAGATCTAGGCGCAAAACCACTAGAAGGAATATCGTCCACTAAGTCATTTAATTCATTTTCTAGTTTATTTAAATCATCTAAATTAATATCACTGGTTGGTCTAGAACTTTCCCTCATTTTATCATTCATTAATAGTTCTAAACCTCCGCCAAAATTAGAGGAACGTCCAAAATCTCCGTCATTTAAATCGAGTTCCGTAATTTCCATTAAATCAGCCATATTTATTGATTAAATAGAACATTTAATTTTAAGTAATACGAATTACAATTAATATAATTGAAATTAATTGAAATTAATTCAAATAAATTGTAATTCTAAAGTTTTTTATTATTTATAAACCATAATCCTTGTAAAAATGAGTCCGATAAGTCGTCTTTCTTTTTGTGACTGTTAAAATAATTTAGATGCTCGTTAAACCTAAAATCTGATGTCAAAACCCCTAAACATTTTGATATGCCTAATTTTTTTCTATCACTGTATTTTTCTTTATCTTTTGTATCACAATCTTTTAATTTATTAGATGCTGATATAAATTCTATATGTTCTACATTCAAATGAGACATAATAAAATATTGGACTATCATACCTTGGATTGTTTTCATTCTAATTGCTAATGGTCCTATTTGGTTTTCTATAATAACATAGTCTATTTTACCCATAGGATCAGATGAACCCGACTTTGCCTCATCTTTAAATATTTCGTTAAATTTATTTTTAATATTAACTCCTATATTAAATAAATCAACTTCGTTAGCTTTTTTGCTTTCAATTGTTTCGAAATAAATGGTTTGTATATTTTCATTAATTAAAGTTGCTAAATCCGCTTTTTTAATTTTTGGATCATATTTAATCCCTTGGTTATCAGCGATTTCATAAAGTTTTGCTATTTTTTGTTTATTAATAAATGATGGTTTTTGTTCTGCGGAAGGTATTTGGTATTGTTGTTTTTTAGAATGTCTAAGACAATAACATTTATCATCTTTCTTATATTTGGCTTGTTTGCCACATGTCTCATTTTTTTCAGAAAACCCACATTTTAATGTTTCCTCTTGAGATAAATTTATTACATCCCATTTTGACACCTTAAACTGTTGAGCTGTTGGCGTTTTTTCAAACAGACAAAATGCTAAATTTTTTATGCCAACATCGATAGATAGTATTTTCATTATAATAATAAGTTTTAATAATTTATTATTATATTGTTTTACTTTAATATTGTTTTACTTAGATATTATTTTTTATATATTATTTTATTTTTTGAAATCAGAAGGGTTTACTATTGGTGCGACTAATCTAGAATTTAATTGTTCTCTAGATAAATAAGGGTTTTTAAGGTCCGAGTTGCAGTAACCAAATCCTGGTTTACTGGTATCAAATGTTCCCTTAAATGTAAAAGGCACATTATCAGATGGTGTTTTACCAGTATTTACGTGTGGATCTAAACCGAGTGTGTAACAAGCTTCTTCATTGTTATAATTCATAATTTGTAAACCGTTATTTTGTAGAAATTGACGATATCCCCAATTTGTTTGAATGCCTTCTTTCATTTGAATTCTTTCATTTACTAAAGCATCTGGCTGCCATTGTGACCAATTACGACCATCACTCATCAAAGAAGGAAAATTAAAATCTATATTATTACTTGCCGAATAACAATTTTCCCAACCATATTGTTTTGAATTGTCTTTTTCATATGAAGTTCGCCAGGACATTATATATTTTATAATGATAATATATTTTCTAAAACTTATTCAGCACCAAGTAATTTGAGTAATTCCGGTTTCTTCAATTTAGAAGCCTCTGAATTTGTGATTAATCCTTTTTCGACAGCAATGCTTCTAAGCTTTGGTAATTGCAACTTCTTATAATCAATTGTCTCTTCGTGTGTCTCATCTCCTAAATTGATTGTAATTGTCTTCAATTCACTAGTAGAAAGATTTGTAATTTCTTCTAAAGACTGCTTGTTTTCTTCAGGCTTTTCATCATATTTTAAGCTCAAAATCTCTTCAACATAATCATTTGCTATTTGAGGGATGTCATCGTTCATGTTAAAATCATCTAAATCCTCATCGGGTTCAAACTCTAAATTATCAGCTTCTTCATATGAATTATCTGCGCCTTCAATATCTTCGGCGGATACTTGTAATTTAATAATTTTAACATCATCATTTTCATCTTCAGACCCTTCATCATCAGACCCTTCATCTTCATCATCTGATCCTTCATCATCAGACCCTTCATCTTCATCATCAGACCCTTCATCATCAGACCCTTCATCATCAGACCCTTCATCATCAGACCCTTCATCATCTGATCCTTCATCATCGGATCCTTCATCATCTGAAACTTCTATTAGTTTGTTTGTATCAGAAATTCCTAAATTCTCTTGAATAGATATATTTGGTTTCCCTCCTCCTATTACAGCAAAATGATTTAGCCCCATTTTAACATCATTCATATCTTCTGCTAATGTAGATACTAAACTTAACATAGAAGCAATTTTATGATTTTGTTCTCTCATTTTACTTTCAAAATAAACTACAAGGAGTGCTACAACAAGCACTAATATTCCTAAAAACATTAAAAATGTTGGATTAAATAAATCTACTAAAGAAGTCATTTTAATACAAAAAGAATATATAAATTAATTTTCTAACTAACGAATTTTGTTAAATACTATCATCAATAATTTCTTTTGGATAATTCATTTGCTTCAATACAATTAATCCACCTTTAATATCTGATATTCCTTCTGTCAGAATATATTTATAGACTAAATCATTATTTACTTTTTCTGTTAACATTTTATAATTAACAATTGAATTCGATTTTTGTAATTTTTTACACACTTTTATAAAATGCGTTGTCAATAAGCAAGATACATTTTTATATTTCGTTATATACTTCATAAATGATGTCGCGCTTTGTTGTGCTTCTTCAGGATTTGTACCGGAATATAACTCATCAAACGCACATAAATGAGTTTCTTTGGATGAAACATTAATAGCGTCTAATATTTCCTTACATCTTCTTGCCTCTGCTTGGAATAAACTATCGCGCCCAGATGTGTCGGGAATATTTAAGTAACAATGAATATGGCTAAATGGTTTAATGTGTGCGGAATCATAAAATCCGCAACCGAATTGTTGAGAAAATAAAATATTAATTAATGTTGATTTTAATATAGTAGTTTTTCCTGATGCGTTTGGACCAGTTATTATGATATTTTTTTTCAATTTAATAGTATTTTTAATTGGATTTGAATTCTTTAATGTGGCATAATAACTATTTTCTAATACAGTCTTTTTAGAATTTTCAATAAATATCGAAAAGTTTATTTTTCTCTCTAGAATATTTTGTTGTAAACCTTTTAAACAATCCATATAAGCATTGAACCCTAAAGAATACATAATGGTATCATCATATATTTTGTCTGTATGTAATTCATAAAAGCATTTGAATACATAACCGATTTCCTTAATTTTACTAAAATTAAACATATTGTAATCTGAAATGGATTTTATTTTTTCCCGCATAAGCTGTAATGTCTCCAAATTTTCAATAACACGTGAATTGAATTCACTATGTGTATCTAAGTGTTTTGAATACTTCAAGTAATTTTCCATTGAATTAATTGTATGATTAATATAAATTCTTATTTCATTAAAGTGATTATGTATTATCTTCATGTTATTATTAAATCGAAAACAAACCATAAAATTTTGGTAAATAGAGAATAAATAGAATGCTGCTGAAATAAAAATATACAATTTTTCTTGTGAACTGATCTCTCCAAAATTGACAACAAATAATTTACCAATTGCGTTTTGACTAGCAACAAATTTTAAAACCCCAATATATTCACTAATGGTAATCTGTAATCCTTTCATTTTAATAATTAAAAAAGGAATGATAAGAATTATGATAGGAATAAATAAAGATATAACAGGAGACAACAGATTATATATACTCATAAATTGAAGAAATGATTCGGATCTATTTAAAAAATCAAGCATTTCCCATTCAACATAATAATATCTCTCTTTAAATCCTGCGTCCACTTTTAATTCATTCCAAATGTCAATAATATTTTTATAATTTTTAGAATAATCAGTGTATTTTACTTCTAATGGTTTATAATCTTTTAAAATTTGTTGACTATCTTTAAGAAATTGAACATCAGTTGTATATAATCTACATATTTGTTGATTAAGTTTTTTAGAAACATCATTATCGTTGTCAAAACAAAAATTATAAATAGGACTACATGATGGATCAACTGTTTCAATTAATTCTAAATCTTTTACAATATTTTTATTTAATTCTACTTTATTATCATTATAATAAATCGGAATCTTAAAATGATCGTTAATTTCGTTAATTTTTGATTCTGAAGAATTTATATTTGAATTCATTATATTTTAATTAAGAAATATAATAAATTATTTATACGAATATCCACCTTTTCCACCTTTAAGAAAGGTGGAGCCAAATTATAAACTTTAATAGTTTAAAATTATAATAACTATCATACTTTGGCTCCACCTTTTCCAAAGGTGGAATTAGATTTTACTTAAAAACCCTAATTCGACTGGCATTTCATTTATTTGTGTAGAATAATGTTCTTCAATTCTCTTTAATAGACCTATATCACGACGAGTAATAAAATTAATACCAACACCTTTTCTACCCCATCTGCCAGAGCGCCCGATTCTATGTAAATAAGTATGGACACATTTTGGTAAGTCAAAATTTATAACAACGCTTACTTGTTGAATGTCAATGCCGCGTGCTGTAACATTAGATGAAATCAAAACTCTAGAATGACCATTTCTGAAATCATTGAATGCTTTATCGCGGTCAGACTTTTCCATATTACTATGAATTCGACAAACAGGGAATCCATCTTCACACATTGCTTCATATAAATCTTGGACTCGTTTAATACTATTACAATAAATAATGGTATGCGATAAAGTAATAAATGAGAAAATATTTTTTAAAGTAACATATTTTTCTCTATCGTCATTTACAGCAATATAATATTGACTGATTCCCTCTAAAGTTAATTGTTCGCGTTTAACGCAAATTCTTACTGGATTACGCATAATCTTTTCTATAATACAATTCATATCTTGAGGCAATGTTGCGCTAAATAGACAAACTTGGACTTCAGAATTAAGAAACTGAAAAATATTGTAAACTTGTTCCTTAAACCCAGATGACAACATCTCATCCGCCTCATCCAGAATAACTAATTTTATAGTTTTACTGCTAATATTGCCTCTTCGCATCATATCGTAAACTCGCCCCGTACATCCACAAATAATATGCGGAACATTTTTATTTAAGAAACTACTTCCTTCTTCGATTATAGCGCCACCGAAAAGCGTTTGTATTTTCAATCCATTCATGAAACTGCCTAAGCTAGAAATAACTTTTGATGTTTGTGTTGATAATTCCCTAGTAGGAGATAAAATAAGCACTTGTGTTGTCTGTTGATTAATATTAATTTGTTGTAAAGCACCAATAGTAAATGTAGCAGTCTTACCTGTTCCAGATTGAGCTTGAGCGATTACATCTCTACCTTCTATAATAGGCTTAATAGCTCGTTGCTGTATAGGACTCGGTTTTTCAAAACCATACGCAAAAATACCACGCAAAATATTTGGGTTTAAATTTATCTCGTCCCAGCTATGAATTTGAGTTTCTGATGAATCGAATATTATTTCATCAGATGAAGCGATATTAACAGTACTGTTATTTTCTGTCGACATATTGTAATATAATATACATACATCTATTTAAGTGTATTTAAAATAATTATTATATTATAAAAAATTGATATAAAAATAATAAGACAAATTATAACACATTATTGATATGACGACTAAAACCTTAATATATAGTTTGGAACAAATTGAAGATATTATTTTCAAAGGATTTGACTATGAAGTACCTGAAGCCGTAATGGAAAAAATATCAAATTTAGCAATGGAAGTAGGGTCGCCAGATTATGTGAGAACTCCAATTTTTAAGAAGCGTGAAAATCCTATGAAGGTTGAGCCAACTTCCGCTATCAGTCATATCAAAGAACAAGGTAAGAAGAGACGTGGTAATAAAAATATGGAAATAATAAATGATGATGATTGGGATTCACTCAGAACGTTTCAGACTACAAAAATGGAGGCAAAGGTTGGTATTGATGCCGACTTTGATTCTATTCGATCATTCATTAACAAAATGACTGATAAAAATTATATTGATATGCGTAATAAAATTGTAGAAATTATTGAAAAAATAGTTTCAGAAAATAGTGATTCTGATTTAAGTAGTATTGGTTCTAATATATTTGAGATAGCTTCATCTAACAGATATTATTCAAAAATTTATGCTGATTTGTATGCTGATTTGTCTTCAAAGTTTGAATTTATTAAATCCAAATACCAAGAAAATTTAGAGAGATTCACCGAGTTATTTGAGAATATTGATTATGTAGATCCTAATGAAAACTATGACAAATTTTGTGAAATTAATAAGATTAACGAAAAACGCAAATCCTTGGCGACATTTTATATAAATTTGATGTATTGTGGTGTTATTTCAAAGATTGATATAATGGTAATAACCAGAAATTTATTAGCAAAATTATATGACTTTATTTCAATCGATAATAAAAAGAACGAGGTTGAAGAATTAACTGAAACAGTTGCTCTTCTATATCGAAATGATTTATATAAATATGATAAAGCTGAAGAATATGAACCAATTGAAGGTTATACTATAAGTGAAGTGATACAAAAAATAGCAAATAGTAAAGTTAAGGATTATAAAAGCTTGACAAATAAAGCACTGTTTAAGTTTATGGATTTAATTGACATGTAAAGTCTATGTTATTCGTTTTAATATATATTATTTTTACACATTTAATGTCCTCGGTTTTGAAGTGAATAATAATATTTATACTAAAATGATATTAAAAATTTTTTGTTTATATAACATATAATGTATTTGGGACAATCACATCAAGATAAATTTGTTTTGAATATTCTTAAAGAAAAGAAAAATGGATATTTTTTAGAAATTGGTTCTAATGATCCTATAAATATTAATAATACATATTTATTAGAAACACAATATGATTGGAAAGGAATAATGGTTGAATATAATGATTCTTTTTTAGATTTATATAAAATACATCGTCCAAATAGTATTCATATAATAAATGATGCTACAAAAATAGATTATAAAAGTATATTTGAAATAAATAATATGCCTTTATCATTTGATTATTTACAAATTGATTTAGAAGTAATTAATGGTTCTACTATTAGAACATTAGAAAAGTTAGATAATGAAGTATTTGATACATATAAATTTGCTACGGTGACATTCGAACATGATATATATCGTACTAATTTTGATGATACACGATTAAAATCTCGTGATATATTTAAACAAAGAGGATATGTTTGTGTATTTGAAGATGTATGTAATCATGGTTTACCATATGAAGATTGGTACGTTCATCCAGATTTGGTAGATATGGATTATGTTAATAATTTGATTGAAATCAATAAGAAACATTATTATAAACATCATATTACAAACAAAACAATAAGATATGAAGATATTCAATATATGTAAATATCTAATATAATTTAAATAGTAATTTATATATTAAAATAATGTCAAATAATGAACCTGATATGGAGATTTCTTATTATGTTGAAGAAATTGAAAATCATAACGAATATAATTTCAATATTGAAGAAATAATGGCTGAAATTTCTAATATTGAAATAGGTAATGATTTAATTGTTCCACAAATGATTAATTATAATGAGAATTTCACCGTTAAACAGCTTTTAATAATTTGCCAATATTATGGTTTTGCGAAGGATGTCAAAACGAATAAATATAATAAAGAACAGATTATAAATTTTTTAGTTTCATTTGAATCTGACCCAACTAATTCTGATATCGTATTTAAAAGAAAGAATATGTGGTTTTATATGAATGAGCTTAAAAACGATAAATTTATGAAGAAATTTATTCTTTGGTAAATATTTTATATTATTTTATATTTGTAGTAAAGTAAAATATAAAATATTTTAATAAATTATATAATGGTATTATCAAAACTAGATGGAGATGTAAGTTATCCTGAATTAAAAAGTGTTGATTCTGGAGATTTAAAAATGGAAGCTAATTTATATCAGTTGGAAATAAAAGATATAGAGGTTATTATTGCGGTTGGAAATTCTAAAAATACTTATGAGGATAAAAACATATTATATTTTCCAATTTATTTAGTTAAAAATAATAATAAAGTAATTCAAATTGGTGTTTATGAAATACGAGCATCCGATTATTTGTCATATCTGGATAAATTTAATAACTTAGATATAGAAGAAATGGATAACCCTCTTATTTATTCATTTGTAACAAAAGATTTTTTAAATAAAACAAGACTTAAACCTGATGTTCCGCTACATAAACTAGAAAAAGAAGGGAAAGAAGGAAAAGAAGGGAAAGAAGGGGAACAAGGGGAACAAGGGAAACAAGGGGAAGAAGGGGAACAAGGAGAACAAGGAGAACAAGGGGAACAAGGGGAACAAGGGAACGTTGTAGTTGATTATGATATTTCACCTGAACGCGAAGATATATTTGTTAAAATTAGAGGTGTACCAGTGCCGCCATTACTGTCTGAAGAAACTCAAAAACAAGCAAAAGATATTAGAGAGAAATACCATGAATCATCAAATGATACATGGATTGATAAGTTTATGAAAAATAAATATTTTAGCATTGTTGATAATGAAGGTGGCGGCGATTGTCTATTTTCCACAATTAGAGACGCTTTTTCTAGTATTGCCCAACAAACTAGCGTTTCTAAATTGCGTAAGAAATTATCTGAACAAGCTACCCAAGAAATATTTGATGGTTATAAAGAACAATATGAAATGTATAATGCTTCCTTAATCAGAGACACAAATAAAATTAAAGAATTGGAAAACGAATATTTATTATATAAACAAAGATTCACTCAAATAATTAATAGAGACGAACAGAAAGCACTTTTATCTCAAGCCAAAGAAGTTAAAAAAGAACATGATCGTTTAGTTGGAGAGAAGAAAGTTGCTGCTTCTATTATAAAGGAATTTAAATTTATGAAAAGTGTTGAGAATCTAGACCAATTTAAACGAGTAATAAGACATTGTGATTTTTGGGCGGATACTTGGGCTATATCAACGTTAGAGAGAATTTTAAATATTAAATTTATTATTCTCTCCAGCGAAAGTTATAAAGCAAAAGATGAAAAAAATGTTTTACAATGTGGTCAGTTAAATGATAAGGTTTTAGAACAGCGCGGACGATTTACGCCAGATTTTTATATAATGGTTGATTACACTGGTTCTCATTACAAACTAGTAGGATATAAGAAAAAATTAATTTTTAAATTTAGTGAAATACCTTATGATATTAAGAAATTGATATATGAAAGATGTCTAGAAAAAAATGCTGGTCCTTTTGCTATTATCCCTGATTTTCAGAAATTCAAATCAATACAAAAGAAAAATGGTATTAAAGAAGAACACTATGAAGACTTGACAGAAGCAAAGTTAAGAGGCTTATATAATGATGATATAGTCTTTCAGTTTTATTCAAAATCTCATGATAAACCACTCCCTGGAAAAGGTAGTGGAGAGAAAATTCCAAACGATAGATTACGCGAATACTCTACCCTGGCTTCTATTCCTCAATGGCGTAAAAAGTTATCCAATTTTTGGGTACAGCCTTTTACATTAGATAATCATAAGTGGGCCTCTGTAGAACATTATTTTCAGGGTTCTAAATTTAAGAAAACATATCCTGATTTTTATTTAAGTTTCTCTCTAGATTCCGGAACAGATTTGTCAAAAGACCCAGCTATGGCAAAGGCAGCAGGCGGAAAGACCGGTAAATTGAAGAACCAACTTTTAAGACCAGTTGAAGTAACTAATGATTCTGATTTTTTCGGAAAAAGAGAAAAGAGGGAAATGTATGCGGCTCAATATGCTAAGTTTACTCAGAATGAAGATTTAAAAGATTTGTTGTTAGCTACAGGAGACGCTAAATTAACACACTATATTAGAGGTGCTGAACCAGAAGTATTCGATGACCTTATGTTAATTCGTGACAAAATTAGAAAAAGCGAACTGTAATTTGTTTATAGAATAAGTATTACTAGAATAATTATTATTGTAATGTAAAATAATTATTATTGTAAAAAAAAACAAACATATGGTATATTATAAGTTACAGCACACCATTTACTAAAACCACTTCCATGTCTGTAAACTGAGAAACTATATATATAATTTGATTTTGACATTATATAAAATTCTTTTAATGTATTAATTATATTCTCATTATCATTTGTTTCTCTACACGCTGTATGAGATGTATTATGTATAATAGTTTTTATGTTAGGCATTAGTTGGGTTAATCGAGTTTTTATAAAGTTTTTATTTGATATTAAAAATATATCATCATCATCTTTATTTAAAATAAATAATCTTATAATATATAAGATAAAAGCCGTTCTGTTTATAATATTTTTATGATAGTCATCATCCTCGAATCTTAAATGTATTACTTTAAACTTTTTAACATTTAATTTTATACCATTCATCGTATCTATTATTCTATTATTTAAATAATCATTTGGTGCTAAAATTTCTGCTAATTTTATCTTATGGTCGTTTGTAATTAGAGATTCATCTGGGTGATTAATTAAATATGTATATACATTTCCATTATAAATTTGTAAAGAATTAATATAACTTATTAAAATTGTATCAATATTTTTATATTTATATATTATAGTATTTTTATAAGTTTTATACACGTAATTATTTATTTTTAAAAAAGGTGTATTTTTTGATATAGTAGTTTGTAAAGATAATTTATTTTCGAAATATGATAAATAATTTTTAATTGGATGATCATTTATATGAAAATCTACATAGGTATGATACCTTTCTGAAAATTGAATAATAAAAAAACAACAACGAATAAAATCACCGAATCCAGTTACTGGTTCATTATTAAAATAAATATACTGATATACAAGATTTATACATCTAATATGTTTATTTAGTTGATAACTTTCTCCATATTTTTTTACATTTTCTAAGAATTCCCAATTAAATTTACTGTCGTCAACATCAATAATTTCATTTTTATTTTCTTTTTTATTATAGTTTTTTACATTTTCTAAAAAATCTAAATTTGTTTTTTTATACATAGGATTATTACTATTCACTAATAACACATTATCAATATTTTTAAAATCGTTTAATTTTTCAATATCATTTATTTTTTTTTGTAATTGATTACTATCAAAATTTTTTAATAAATATTTTTTTTTATTTTCATAATTGTCTACTTTTTTAGATAATTTATTAATCCTATTTGTTTCATTCACATTATGATTTAGTTGGTCTTTAAAAAAATTATTTAACATTTAGATATATATAATATTATATATTAACGTTATTGACATAATAATATTTGCGTAAAGAAGTATCCCATATTACTCTACTTATCTACTTATGTTTATAAGTATAAAATTATTATGATTTCATATAATGATCGTAATAATTTATATTAACTAGTTAATCAAATGGTTTTTTATAATTTTTTGAATAAATTCAACTAAAGTTTCTTCTATTATATCGGAAATAATAGTTGTAGTAATCAATACATCTTTTATATATATTATTAACAGGTTTTGATGAAATAATAGGTTCTGGTGTTGGTTCTTCTGGTGTTGGTTCTTCTGGTTTTGGGTCTTCTGGTTTTGGGTCTTCTGGTGTTGGTTCTTCTGGTTTTGGGTCTTCTGGTTTTGGGTCTTCTGGTTTTGGGTCTTCTTGTATAGGGTCTTCTTGTACAGGGTCTTCTTGTACAGGGTCTTCTTGTCTTGGTTCTTCTGTTAAATCTTGTATAGGATCTTCTTGTATAGGATCTTCTTGTACAGGGTCTTCTTGTATAGGATCTTGTTGTATAGGATCTTGTTGTATAGGGTCTTTTTGTATAGGTTCTTCTTGTATAGGTTCTTCTTGTACAGGGTCTTCTGTTAAATCTTGTGTTGGGTCTTCTTGTACAGGATCTTCTGTTAAATCTTGTATAGGGTCTTCTGTTAAATCTTGTATAGGGTCTTCTTGTATAGGGTCTTCTGTTAAATCTTGTATAGGTTCTTCTACTATAGGTTCTTCTGTTATTAAATCCGATGTTGTTAAATCTGATGGTGTTAAATCTGGTATAAAGTCTTCTTGCGTAAGCTGTTTTGTTGAGTCTTCTGGTATTAAATATGGTATAGGATCTTCTTGTGTAAGATTCATACAGTCAATACTCGCATCAAGGTTATTACTTTCTGTTTCTAACATATATTATATTTAATATTTATTTTTAAGTATTTATCCATTTAGATTTTTTATTATTTAAAAAAATGATCCATGTGTACTTCATTATAATTTTAATTTTCTTCTCTCAATAATAGTTTTTCCTTAATAAGTTCTTCGCTATTTATTAAGGTAAAATAATAATAATAATTGTATTATCCATATATATTAGCAAGTTTTTAGTCTATTTATATTGACATTAAATTTATTTAATAATAATTCATATAAAAATAAATGCTAATAATATATAAGAATGAAACTATCGAAACAAAGCAAGGAGTTAATTTTATTTTTTTCAAAAAATAAACATATCAATTATGTTAAAAATACAAATAAAACAAATTCTATTTTAACAGAATTATATAATGACATTCAAGAAGCAAATTATTATGTTAAAAAAGAAATTAAATACAGATATACAATAAAAAAAATACAAACAGCTACACAAATAACAAAACCACAAAATTATAATACTAGGAATTTTCCAGATATAGTAAGAAATCATATCAATGAAGCAATGATGTCAGAGATTTGTTACAGTTTTTCTCTATATCATAGAAATATAAAAGTATATTTTATTATCGAAAATGATAATATTATGTTAGAAATCGAAAAATATAACAAATATTTACATGTAATTGCTACATGGTTATATATATTAAATATGTACGCAAATAAAGAATGTTCTTCAAATTTAAACATTTATTTTTATTTTACTTCTCTTAAAAAAAACTTACCAACTTCAAATATTTATATATTAGATGAAACAAATGTGAATACAGCCTTTACTACAACATGCTCTAAAGATTCAGAAATTATTATTTTTAGAAAGGAAGAATGGTTGAAAGTATTTATTCATGAAACATTCCATAATTTCGATTTAGATTTCTCAACATTGAATAATGATGTAACTAATGAATATATTAAAAATATATATAAGGTGAAATCAATGATAAACGCATATGAAGCATATACTGAATTTTGGGCGGAAATAATCAATGCTACAATATTCAGCTATTATTATACAGAAAACAATGATATTAATGACTTTCTCTCCAATTGTGAATTCTATATTAACTTCGAAAGAATATATGGTGTATTTCAGTTAGTTAAAACACTTGATTTTATGGGTCTACATTACAATGATTTATATTCAAATTCAAAACAATCAGAAATACTTAGAGAGAATTTATATAAGGAAAATACTAATGTACTTGCTTATTATATAATTAAAACTGTATTAATGAATAATTATCAAGGGTTTTTGAGTTGGTGTAAGACAAATAATCTCTCGTTAATTGATTTTAAAAAGACCATCGGTAATCAAAAAAAGTTTTGCGAATTTATTGGAAAAAATTATAAAACACAATCGTTATTATCCAATATTCACCAGTCCCAAATTTTTTTAGAAAAAATCAAAAAGAAAAAAGAAATTAATAAAATTATTTTGACGAATATGCGAATGAGTATAACGGAATTAGGTTAAATCTTGTAGCAGAAACATAAGCATTTTCATAAAAATAAATTACTATATAAATTATTTTTATGTTATTATGTTACATTATTGTGTATAAAGGTTTTATACGAGTGTTCCTCTAATTAGATAAACTCTGTTACTAACTGCTGCTCCAGTTGTTGCTGTGGATTGATTGGCAGCTGGTTGAACGGTTAGATTAAAATAGATTTTATCACCAGCTACAAAAGGCATTCTGTACCATGTTTCGTCGTTAACAACGCCTACTTGAAGAGTTGTAATATCTGCCAATCTATCTGGTAAATGTTGTAGTATTTGTAACAAAGCACCTCTCATGTATGTGTCATCAGCACTAGTCTTTACAACTTCATTGTCAGTTGTTAGCATAGTGTCTAATGCTATCTTAAATTTTGAATTCAAGGACGATCGTAGTGCTGTTTCATTGTTAAACAAATCGGTACCCAAATGTGTGCCAAATAATTCTTGTGCCAAAAATCTCACATAATCGTATGTAAGATTATAATTTAAACCAGAGTTACTGGCAATAGCACCGACAGCAACATTAGAAGAGGTATCAATATCAACCCCTAGAGGCAAAATAGGACTAGCAGATGAATATACAACTCTATATTTAATATCGTTAACTGAAATATCATTTATATCTACACTATCTGATTGGAATTGAAATAGATTCATCATTAATGAAGTAGAAATATCAACGTCCACAGTTGCATCTCCGGTTAATGCGGTATATTGTTCACCATAAATGGTTGCGGTATCAGAGGTTACTGTGACAGAAAACAAAGGCAAGTGAATATCTAAAGTCGACATTATAATATACTAAAGTATTTAAAAAAATTCAAAAAAAATAATTATTACAACTAGAAATTAGTTCAGAAGATTACGAAAATATCAATAATTATAGTATTCTAGTAGTATTCTAACTAAAAAAACTAATTTCTATTTATAATAATTATAACCAAAAATTTATAATAATCTTACGGTATTGAATGTAATAAATAATATCTATAAAGTTATTATCACTAGATTTATTTTCACTGAATTTAGTAATTCATCACTTATATTACTCAATGGTGTAAATCTTTCATGTGTATGTGTGTTTTACAATAATCTTCGCCAGACAAGCATTTACCAGCACAAAATTTATTATTTTTACAACGTTTAGCACAAATATATTTATAACTTCCATTACCAATTGATTTTTTATTAGCTCTCCAAGCCTCGCTAGCTTCATCAAAGTCTATATTGACTTCAAAAAGTTGTCGGGATTCGGATTTGGTTTGACTTCTTGTCTTCATGGTTGTAGTGTGTATATTTTACATTATTTTATATAAAAAGCATTTCAATTTTTTATATAAATTGAACCCTTACTAATTGTTATCTTTAATTGTAGTAGCCTTTGATATATTTTTAATAATTTTTTCTTTCTTATCATCTTCTGTTTCCATAACTTCTATAACCATTTTATTATATACATCTGATATTTTTGAATATGAATTGCCATAATCTGGGTATTTCTCTCGAAATTGTGGGAGTAACTTTATATTTTTGTCTGCTATTTTGTTTATTGCTTTCTTTAATCTAGTTTTATTGTCATCTTCCTTTTCCCATTGTCCTTGATCTTTTATATACATTGTTTCTCTTTTTTTATCCGTACAATGTACTGGTCTAACCGTTTCATCCAAGTTATTTAGGTTTTTCACAATTATTTTCGAAATACCTTCGACATAACCAATCTCTCCGACTTCCATTAGATCACTTAGTTGTAATTTAATGGAATCCACAAAATCTGTTATATTCATGGCATTTTTGCACGTCTCGTTTAAGAAAAAATTAAGATTGAATGCTTTGTTATGAGAATTAGTATGAGTAGTAGTATTTGTAATATGACTATTATTTTTAACAATTTCTAAAATCATGTCTTTAATTTCCTTATTTTCTTTCATAAGATATTCTATTAATTTATCATTTTTATCTTCACTTTTGTCTATACTATTTTTATTACTATCATAATTACATTTATTATGATGTTTCCATAATCCTGAATTACTTTTAAAATGTTTACCACAAATACATGTATAAATTTGCTCTTTTTGCTCTTTTTGCTCTTTTTGCTCTTTTTGCTCTTTTTGCTCTTTTTGCTCTTTTCCAAATGGTGTATTTAAGTGTTTAGATGTATGGATATGTCTGTCCCAATTAAATTTTTTAAAGCATCTAAAGTTACACTTTTCGCAATAAAATTCAATGTTAATTTTATTGCTCTTTTGCTCTTTTCCTAAAATTTCCATTTATTTCCATTGAGAAAATATTTTTAAGTTTTTATAAAAAAAAATACAATAACAAATTTTAATTATTTGGTTTAGTTTGTGACGATAAATTTTCAATATCGTAATATAAAAAATCGGTCAGTAAGGACTTTTTGGACAACCCAATTTTGGACATTTATTTTTGTCCATTTTGGAAAAGTCAAAATACTTTTCATTTTTCAAAAATATTCATTTTTATATAATAAATTGAAAAACATACTTAAAGAAAACAAACAAGTTTTATAACTAATTAATATCCTTGATTATAGCAGCCTTTGATATATTCTTTATTATTTTGTCTTTCTTATCATTATCAGTTTCCATAACTTCTATAACCATTTTATTATATACATCCGATATTTTTGAATATGAGTTGCCATAATCTGGATATTTCTCTCGAAATTGTGGGAGTAACTTTATATTTTTATCTGCTACTTTATTAATCGCCTTCTTCAATCTAGTTTTATTTTCATCTTCTTTCGTCCATTCTCCTTGATCTTTTATATACATAGTTTCTCTTTTTTTATCCGTACAATGTACTGGTCTAACCGTTTCATCCAAGTTATTTAAGTTTTTCACAATTATTTTAGAAATACCTTCTACATATCCGAGTTCACCAACCTCCATCAGGTCTGTAAGCTGTAATTTTATGGAATCTACAAAATCGGTTATATTCATGGCATTTTTGCATGTTTCGTTTAAAAAGAAATTCAGGTTAAATGCTTTGTTATGCGAATTAGTATGAGTAGTAGTAGTTGTAGTATTATGAGTTCCATTTTTGACAATTTCCAAAATAAGGTTTTTAATATCAGTTTGCTCTTTAATTAGTTCTGAGTTTTGCTTTAATAGCTTATCAATTATTTCGTCTTTTTTATCCATAATATTTTCAGTATTATTCATACATTTTTTTTTGTGTCTCCATAATCCGGTTCTATCACTGTATTCTTTTCCGCAATTTTCACAGCAATAAATCGATGTATTTTGCTCATTTTGCTCGTTTTTGCTCTTTTTTTGTTGATTTTGGTGTTTTGCAGACATTAAATGTCTTTCAAAATTAGATTTTTTACTACATATGTAGTCACATAGTTCACATATAAATTCTTTGTTGCTCGTTTTGCTCATTTTTGCTCCTAAATTGTTGATTATTGAGACCATTTATATCCGTTGAGAAAATATTTTTAAGTTTTTTTTCAATAATAAAATAAAAGGTTTCAATTTAATTTGTGACGATAAATTTTCAATATCGTAATAAAAAATTTTCTCAGTAAGGACTTTTTGGACAACCCATTTTTGGACATTTATTTTTGTCCATTTTGAAAAAGTCAAAATACTTTTCATTTTTCAAAAACATTCATTTTATATAATAAATTGAAAAACATACTTAAAGAAAAACAAACAAGTTTTATAACTAATTATTATCCTTTATTATAGCAGCCTTTGATATATTCTTTATTATTTTTTCCTTCTTATCATCATCAGTCTCCATAACTTCTATAACCATTTTATTGTATACATCCGATATTTTTGAATATGAGTTGCCATAATCTGGATATTT